AGAGCTCTATAAAGTTTTTTCTGGAAATATTCGATGTCAGATAATTCTCCCAAATTTTGACCACCTGGAAGAGTTGTGATTTCAGTTCCTCTACCACCTTCTCTTCTTGGAAGCCAGAAGTCTTCCAACATTGACATGTATTTTCTGTCGTCTCTAATTTCGCCAGTGTTTGCATCATAAACCAATTTGTTTCTATAGCGAGACATAACCTCTTTGAGGTATTGTTCCGCTTTTACCTTTGGAAGATTACCAACATCAATATAGAAAATACGACGCTCAGGTGCTCTTGATAATCTGTAAATTACAAGAGAATCCTCAATCATACGAAGTTGATTGAGTGCTTTGATTGCTTTGTGAAGATATGAGAGAACTGTGCCCTTATTTCTATCAACTAAACCTGAAGTGCAATATGTGATAGAATCTTTTGCAATCTTAATTGACCCTTTAGATCCTCCTGTAATATTACCCATTGGATAGTTGGGTGTTGGAGAATAGATGAAGTATTCCTCCATCTCCGAATACATCGTATCTAAGTTGTTTGCAAGATTTCCATTATAAGAAATTCTATTTGCAATTTCTACACCATTTTTTCCTTGAGTTTTCTTTTCTTGACGCACATGCTTCATCTTCATGGGGTCAATGTATCTCAACTCTTGTATACCAGCCTCTGGTTTCTTTGTATCAATTACTTTAAGGTAATATAATCTACCATCAACATACCAATTTCTAAAAATTTCGTGGGACTTTCTATCAAAGTCCATCATCTCTTTGAGAGATTTAAATTCTTTTCTAATAATTTGCTTAAGTTTATCGCTGGCATTCAGATTAGATAATTCAATCTCTACTGGAGAATCATAAAGATCGCTTACAATTGCTTCGTTCACAACATCTTCAATCGCAGAATCACACTCTGGATGGAGTGCCATTTCACGATATCTACGCAGTAGGTCAAATTCAGTTCTGTAAACACCTTCGATATCTACATACTGACCATAAAAACCCGATTGAATATAATAATCAACCCCGTCCTCATCTGTCTGAGGTACGGGGGAAACTATAGATTTGGATTTTTGCTCCTTTTCATCAATCGAAAAACCAAAGAGTTTCGCCATTTTATAAACTTAATTTGCTTTATACTCTATTTAGTTGATATCTTCACCACCAGCTGCTGGTGAAGTTCCCTTGATTGCTTCCCACCAGTGGACTTGCATTTCAACAGTAAACTCTTGAATTGCTTCAGTTTCATATGCCAAGTTGATAGCACTGATGCTGGTTGGGAAAATATCATAGAAATGATATGCTCTCAAGATAGATCCGTCACGATTGAGCTGATAAACGAATGCATCTGCTTGATAGAGAGCTGGGTCAGTAGTTCCAGTTGAATCAGAAAGACGATTCATATAGTTGCTCCACTTTTCAAATGCAGAGCGAATTGCGAAGTCGGTGTCGTTGATGACTGTAATTGTCCAACTTTCGAAAGTGCGGTCTCCAGCAAGTCTTAAAGTTCTTCCTCTGAATGCTACTTCTACTGGAGTAACATTCGATGCAGGAAGATTTGCTGCCTTAACGAGGAATCTACTCTTGTCAAGAGTATTTGAATCCACTCCAATTGCTGCTGGGAAAGCAAGCTCAACTTCAAAGAGGTTACTTCTGGTGCCACCACCCGACAGTTTGCTCTTGAAGTCTGTAATCTTTCTGAGTGGAATATTATTAAGTTGGGTTCTGGTTGCCATAGTTGTTTAAACCTCTAAATTAAAAGTTTCCGATTACTTCTTCAAAATCAACACCAGTCTTGGTGGCAATAAAGTTAAGACCAATGAAGTTAATTGATCTTGCGGGTTTAATGTAGATGTCTGCAACAAATTCATTATTATCTATCACAGCGGCAGTGTTATTTGTTTCATCACAAATAACAACATAATCAAAGATTCCTCTCTTCGCTTGGACATCGCGTAAGAATGGTTCAACGGTGTTTACGAAGTTTGTTCTTGTAATCTCGTCATTAAATTCGAAGAGAGAATCTTTTGCTGCTTGAGAAATAGCTTCCTCAAGGTAGATAAACAGACGACGGACATTGATTCTGTCGAATGCAGAAGACTTACCAAATCCAGTCTTATCACCGAATAAGATGATACCTGCTCCTGGTGAGAAGATTACTGGGTTGATTCTATTTGAATAGAGAACGTCTCTTTGAGTTTTTGATGGATTGTATGCAAGTTTAACTGCATTCAGAATCGCACCTCTAGAAGTTCCTGCAGGTGAATACCAGGCAAAGTTGTTGATGTCATTGCGGGCACAAAGTCCAGCAATATCTCCATTCAGTGGCACATATCTGAAGGTATTTGAGAATCTATCATACATGTACTTATAACCACTATCAAATATTGCGTAAGTAGATGATGTGATAGGTGCATAGAATTCCACAACATTATCAGTAATATCTGCAGCAGATCTTACAGTTACATCTGTTTGTACTGAAGTATCAGAAAGTGCTGCTCCTCTATATGGAGAAATGAATGCGATTGCATCTTTTCTCAATTCTGCAACAGAAATCAGTTTGTTTGCAAGTGCTTGTGCATCACTGATGTTATATGCAGCAGATCCCATCAGAAGGAAATCTACCTTGAAGTTTTCAGTATTCTCAAATAAGTCGTAACCATCAGAAAGTTCTGCAAGAGTTGCAGTTAAAGACCCTGCCGATGTAGTGTTTGCTTCACCGTTATAGTCTAAACCACCAGTAAGTGTGTTTGTAGAAGCGCCAGCAGCAGCAAATGTAATTCCTTCTGCTTCCTGATTCCAAGCAACGTCAGACTCAAGATCGAATCCTGTGCTATATCCAGTGGTTACAATACCAGTTGGTGAATTGAGACCAAAGATATACTCTGAGTTATTTGCGAGATACTTTCTCCAGTAAGATGGATTGCCTACAGAGAATTCTGCATCAGATGCCTTAGATAGTGCTAAGTGCTTCTCAAGAATTGTGCCAGCATTTCCAGTTACTGTTCCGAGAGCATCAATAACTACGACATGAACTTCATCAAATCTTGATCCTCTAGGTGCAGCGTATGCGGAAGTGCCAGGTCTTGGAGCAATGTTATTCCAAGAAATAGATGAAGTGCTCGTTAAACCTAAAGTTTGCTGGTCGAACCAGTCAAGTCTTGAAGTGTAAGTGGTTGATCCAGTTGCAACCGACTGACCATTTGTGTGGATAGCAACACTTCCAGTGGAAGAGAATGCATAGACACCTGATGGTTGATAGTCAACTTCTGTTTCAGTACCTGATGCAGATACGTGAGAAAGAATCTTTACATACACATTAGTTCCCGATACCTCAGTAATAATTCCCTTGAGGTATCCATCAAGTGTTGAAGTGCTTCCTGCTCCAGGAAGTACTCTACCTGCTACCGATTGGGTGACGCCGTATCCAACAGCAATATCAGTAATTCCCGATTCTACAGAAGTGCTTACTCCAACCAGAATTTGGTCTGCTTTAGAGTCGATAATACCAACTTTAATGCCATTTGACCATGATCCTGGGTTTCTTGCAGCAACTACAACACCTGCAAGGGTATTTTCATCATATCCTAATGCATTATAATGATCTAAACTATCAATTTTAACACTAGAAGCAGTTCCTACAAACCCATTTCTTAAGTCAGAGTCATTTGCTCTTACAACTCTTAGTGCTCCACCATATGCCAAATATGATGATGCTGTTAGCCAATGCTCGTAATGCTTATCTGTTGAGTATGGCTCTCCAAAATTGTTAAGTAAATCATTCTCATTTTTTACTAAGGTTGGCGAATCTACGGGTCCCTTAGCAAATGGTGCTACTATTGCGCCAATCTTATCAGATGAAGGAGTAGCTCTTCCAATTGTTAAGTCAATTTCTCTTACTACAATTCCAGGAGATGCTAAATTAAGCGGCATCTTTATTCTCCTACAAGTCCAGAATTAATCTAAAAGTATTTATAATTTCCTACTTCTTTATCTATCTATAGTCCCACATATAAGATCTGTCACCATATTCGTCCAAATTCCAGACTTCTAGTGAGTTATTTTTGTCCTGTGAAGATGCTGACATCCATCTATCACCTGTTTCTTTCTCTACAAACACCTCCATATCTTCTAACCCATCAGAAATAAATCCGAATGGTGCCATATCTTGCTCTATCTGATTTTTTTGCTCTTCATAAATTCTTTTACGGACATCATTATCCGTCATCTCTTTGAAATAGTCCTGTGCTACCAACCAAGAGAAGATTACAAGGCACATTGCCAAATCATCATTACAACCCTCTTCTGCCTCAAAGGAGTTATGTCTCTGTGCGAATGTGGTTAATTCAGAAATGATATCGTAATCTACAGTAAGAAGTTTATCATCTTCTAATAAAGTCTTTAAGTTAGAACATCCCAACTTCTTCACGGCAGCAGTCATTCTCACACCCAACTGAGATTTTTTACCACTAAATCCAGATCCAACAATTTGACCTGCACGCCCTCTCATTGCACACATAAGAACGTTATCATATTCCAGGTCAAAGTGTAAAATGTTTGCTACTTGGTCTCCAATATCATTAACTTCAATCAGCAACCAAGCATCATTATAACCTTTTGCCACTTCGTGAATGATACTTGGAAATAGCATCGGTTTAATTTCATTATTCCTATACTTTGCTACTACCTTATATGGAAACTCTGTAATATCAAAAACAATAAATGCGGAGTAATCATTTCCAAGACCACGAGCAACATCGACTGTGATTAGATAATTATTCTCTTCTTTTGGATTTTCATATATGTCCAATCCAGCATTTCTTTTTATAGGATCTTCATATACAAGATTTCTAAGTTTTGATGGATTGATAAGAGTATTGACAGATCCTAAGAATTCACA